AAAAGCTGCGTCCCCAGTTTTGAATATCGTATAAGCATACGCATCAACCGAGTTTGCATTACCTGCAGAAGGAGCTGATCCACCTTGCCATTCCGGAGTAATAGAAGATCCATCAATCGTTACAGCGTTATTGTAATAAGCTGATCCTGTGCATGTTACTAGAAAAGCAATTGTGATAGATTCTCCAGTGTCCATAATGGAGTTTAGTGTGTTTGATCCGTCTCCTCTTATATTGACTGTAAAGTTACCAGTCGCTGCAGAAGTGTAATATAAAACTGCTTGTGTAATTACATCGTAGTTAATTGTACCTGTAGCAGCCGTAGCTGATATTGTAGCTTTTTCTGCTACTTGTTGAATTTTAGATGCACCTAAAGTTACTCTTCCTAAACCTTTTCCATTAAGGTTAAAATCAATGTTAGTGTCTCCACCAGTTGCAGATACATCAGGTGCGTTACCTGTAGCTGCGTTTGTTACATCGATTTGGTTTACTGCTGATGCTGTTGTTTGAAATATAATTTGTTCATCTCTGATTCCGTGTGCATCATCAATGTCAATGTTTTGTGAGTTAGTATCTAAGTTACCACCTAATTGAGGTGTAGTATCTTCAACAACTGATTTAATACCTGTATTGATTGTTACAATATTAGGGTTAGTTCCATCATCTGCTGCAGCAAATATAACGGCATCACCCTTATCTGTTGCAGAGAAAGTGAAAGAATCACCTGATCCAGATACATATTTAAATTGTACTGTGTATGCACCTGATGTTGAGTTTCTTAAAAAATAAAAAGTTTGAACGTCTAATGGAATTGTTACTATTTGGTTTCCTGTAATAGTTCCGGTAAACTCTATCATTCTGTGAGATAAAGTTGCACCTGTCGATCCATCAGAAACTGATAAAGTTGTAGTTTGTGCACCACCAGCGATTGATTGCTGTGTAAATCCACCAGATATTTGTTCTATAATTTGTAAATTGGTATTAGTTTTTGTCCCCCATGTACCAGCGTTTTCACCAGTTGCCTGAAGTTCAACTCCTAAAGGTGTATATGTTGATGCCATAATTTTGTTCTCCTATGCTACGTCACTATACGTTGTATTTGATCCAGTGTCAACATCTTGAAATGCTTGTATTCCAAATCCTGTTGATGTTCCAAATGCAGCTACATTACTAGATATTGACTGTCCGTCAAGTGTTATATCTAAACTTATAACTTGCGATAAAGATCCTACACTAGATGTTGCAGATTGTCCAGTTAAACCCATTACATCTGCAGGAGATAATGATCCTATACCAGATGAAAGAGGTAATCCAGTTGGTATTATAATAGGGTTTGAAGTTTCGTCTGTGCTACCTAAAGAAACAGTAGCTCCAACTCCTGATATACCTATTACATCTGCAGGGGATAAAGAACCTACAGCAGATGTACCAGCTTGACCTGTAAGACCTTGTATAATTCCATCAGGATCTATTGCACCTACTGAAGAAGTCGCAGCTTGACCAGTTGGAACAACAGAAACGTTTCCAATCATTGTAGGATCACCAACGCTTGCTGTAGCTGATTGTCCTGTAATACCTTCTACATCAGCAGGTGATAGTGAGCCAGTAGAAGACGTTGCAGACAAACCTGTTAAGATTATAGCAAAGTCATTTGCTCTACCCCAAGCTTCT